TTTTCATGGAACAGATACTATCGAAAGCTCCGGACGGACGAATCGTCGATTGGATAATCGATCCAGTCGGTAACACTGGTAAGTCATCGTTCGCACGTTCATATATGTCACGTCCGATGACAGATGCTATTCTGATGAAGATTGATAACCTCGATCGAATGGAATTAGCATTAATATCGAAGATAAAGGAATATCGAAGTAGATACAATAAAGATCCACGGATCGTCATGTTCGATTTTCCTAGAGCAGCTGATGCGAAGAAAGTAATTGATGCAACAGCGTTAATGGAAGACGCAAAGTCAGGTCACCTGGAGACCAACTTCGGCGGACATTTTAAAGAATTGCAAATAAGCAACATTCATGTTGTCGTATTTAGCAACAACGCCCCCGATTTATCAGTCTTAAGTATTGATCGATGGCGTTTGTGGAGATTAGGTGGTAAGAATTACAACAATATAATCTGGCCATGTGCATTAATTCCTTATGTAAAGGACATGGTAAACGACGTAAAATTCTTGAGATGGAACACTAAGATAAGATGCTTAGCTCAAGGTGAAATCAGAAGCAAACCTAGATATAATGGTTTAGAATTTGACGACAACTGGTTACATATGAAACCACAAGATGGTAAAGGCGAGATTTTCGGTGTTTCCGAACAGTCAACAAAGTTAGCAATAACTAGTTGGCATGACTCGCCTACCTTTATAAGACTTGAAGCAAGCGAGGCACTCGCTAAACAAAACGGCCGTATGACCGTATTTAATAAAACTTATTAAATATTATACACGAATATATTCCATACTCGTGTATAATAATAGTTAAGGAAGAATAGTAGGATGGATATTTACAACTATCATTATACTGTTTTTTCGTAAACTTTACAAACCTTATTACATGAAATTTTAATAGAATGTTCAACGAAGAAGACTTGCAGGCATTGACAGTACCTGAGTTACAGGAATTAGCGGTTTTATTTCCAATAAACCAGATAGTTAAGGTACTTAACCAGAAGGCGATCAGTAATCCGATAATTCATCCATTGGATGTGAAAGTAGATGATTATCAAACACGTTTTGAAATGATAACAAAGTTATCCGAGGAATACCAAAGAAATAAAAGAGTATTTGGACCAGGAACATGGTTCTACGAAATCATGGATAACGGAGAAGCTTGGGAGAAATACAATAAACAAATAAAGAAGGAGTTACAAGATGACTAAAGAAAAGAATTTACAGGAAGCAAACGACTTAAAACAGAATTTACTAGAAGAACTTAAAAAGACCGAGAGATTATATGAATGCCTGGAATTACAGATATCCTTAATCGAAAACATGATCCAAGCAGATACTTCTGCAGATGACTACCTGGAGACATTCTACGCAAGTAAACGACTAGTTGCAAAGCAAATAAACGATTACAGTAAGATCAATTGGTACTTCGAACTAGAAGATATCGGCCAATAGCATTTATATATTTAAAATAGTTTGTCCTATTCCTTAATTTCATCCTCCTGTATCTAACGACTATTCATTAGTAATACAGAAAGGAAGTGCAGCAGAACATGTGAGGCTGGTATACCATTGGTTATTACCATGGTGTACCAACAGTAGCATGGAGCTCGCCAACGGACACAACCACCCTTATACTTTTCATTACATAGAAGTATGAGAGTGTCGAGTACACGTGCTTGACTAGCCGTCCGGCAATGAGGACAGCCTTGCGGCTCTAGCATCCCATCGGGTATCATTGTACCAATCTGGGAATTGGTCATTGGTCAAGGAATTCGATCGACTGATGACAAATATACTCGTACTGTTATGTATCGATCATCTCGGGGTCAATCTTAAACCGCTTAACATCAGGTTTAAATATGTGATTGGCAATTGTAACTATAGGTGGTTGGTTTTTAAGAGGATGAGATCAAGTGCCTTACTTCACATCACATCCAACATCTGATATTTAGATGGATTTTTACTAAATTCAGAAATGTGTATAGATCGGTGTAGGTTATTTGTATGGGTTCGTGTATCGAAAATTACATACAGTTAAAGGTTGAAACACGGTTTATACAAAAATACACCACTCTGGTAATATATATATATATATACATATATATAAAGAAGATAAATCCAGATGGTGTGATCCCGTATATTTCGCGCAGTCTTGTTGTGTGTCTACGACACACCTAGCAAAGCGAAATAAGGGCTCATAAGTGCCATGCGGCTATAGAGCATCAGCCCAACGGCTGTGGAGTTTTGCCACCCGGCATAGAGGGTAGCCCTGCGGCTTGAGCAAGCCATCCGGCAAGTGAGGATAGCCTTGCGGCTTGAGCATCCCCTCGGAGAGTATTGATTTGAATCTCTTCATCATCAATAGTATTTTTAGAATGGAATGAAAATGACAGCAACAAAAAATAAAGCAAGATCTAAGACTTTTGGTTTAGTAATTCAACCAAAGTTAGAAGATCAAGAAAAGATTGATTGGAAGTCTATGACACCAATCGAGATCGAGGCAAAATTAAAAGAATTAAAGTTTCTTAACAAATTTGACTTAACAGGAATTTTGAATACAATTAAGTTCATGAATTCCCATAACACATTGACCGAATTCGAAGACTTCGAAGGTCAATTAGAGTTAGGAGAGACAAATGGGTCTCCTCACTACCAAATTGCTCTTAAGGCGAAGACTATATGCCTTAGAAAGTCAATTCTAAGTGCTTTACAAGAGCAAATGTATGCGCATATAAATATTGAAACACAATTTGAATATAAAACTATGGTTGAATATTGTACCAAAGAGTCTACATTTATATCGGAAGAGTATTCAGGTCGAATTTATAAACATGAATGGAAACAATCATTTTTGGATAAAAAACCTGAATTGAAAGTAGTTACCGATAATCCGTACCCATGGCAAACCTTTTTCATGGAACAGATACTATCGAAAGCTCCGGACGGACGAATCGTCGATTGGATAATCGATCCAGTCGGTAACACTGGTAAGTCATCGTTCGCACGTTCATATATGTCACGTCCGATGA